GAAACATTGTTAATTTATGCGTACAATTATCGTCCTGACACTCAGCTATTAAGTGATTACATGGCAATACAGTGGCTTAAAGATTATAAACTAGCAGCATGCAAATATATGCTAGGCGAAGCACGTTCAAAGTTTGCTACTATTGCAGGTCCGCAAGGTGGATCAACACTTAACGGTGATGCACTAAAATCAGAAGCAACTGCTGAAATGGAAAAACTTGAACAAGAAGTTAGTCAAGGTGTTGCAGGCGGAAACGGCTACGGATTCTTAATCGGATAAAAACGCTTGACATGCACTATTATCTAATGTATACTGTTTAGAACAATGGAGTTCTAAATAATAATGCATTTACCTAAATTATTAATAGTTGGTCATGGCAGACATGGCAAAGATACCGTTTGTGAAATTTTACAAGATTACGGTTATAAGTTTGAATCAAGTTCAAAGTTCTGTTCAGAGCTGTTTATCTTTAACGAACTAAAAGACAAATACGGATATGCTAACGAAGAAGAGTGTTATGCAGACCGACATAATCATCGTACTGAATGGTACAATATGATTCATGATTACTGCAAGGACGATTTAGCAAGACTGGGGCGTAACCTGTTTAAAGATCATCAAATTTATTGTGGCTTACGTAATCGTAGAGAATTCTTCGCAATGCAAAATGAAGAAATTTTTGATTATGCTATTTGGGTCGATCGGTGTGATCATTTGCCAAAAGAAGATCCTAGTTCAATGAGTATTGAGCAATGGATGTGTGATTACACTATTGACAACAATGGCGATCTAGCAAGACTTAAAAACAACGTAGAAGTATTAATACGCACTATCTTTAAAAATCAGGGACTAAGTCTCCCTGTTTCCAACGGATACCTTCCTTCTGCAACAGACGTTGACAGTTCGCACATATTGTCTTAAGATTAGTAGGACTGCAATTATTTAGATCGCCGTCTATGTGAAACACGTTGAATTGTTCGGCGTGTTTACTTTTGAATCCACATTTTTCACAAAAGTCTTTCTTTTTATAGCCACGCTGCTTCCATTTAGGTACGCCGTGGCTAACTCCATTGCGCAAGCAACGTTCGCATAATTTACGATAATATATTTTACCGTCTTTCTTGTAATTTATAGCCGCAGGACGCTGGCCGCACTTGCATAATGGTCTCATATTGTATTTACCTCACCTTTTCGGCCCCTTTTATACCGCTATAACTCGTATAAATTTATTGTAGTATGCTAAATACTAACAATAACAATCCAATAGGAGAAAACGATATGGCATTGACATCACCAGGCGTACAGGTTAGCGTAATTGACGAGAGTTTCTACACTCCGGCTGAACCAGGTACAGTACCAATGGTATTTGTTGCAACTGCAAGTAATAAAACTAATGCAGCTGGAACAGGAACCGCACAAGGTACACTAGCAGCTAACGCAGGTAAACCTTACTTGCTCACATCACAACGAGATTTAGCGGACACATTTGGTGATCCACTGTTCCAAATTGATGCAAACAACAATCCAATTCACGGTGGCGAACTTAATGAATACGGCTTGCAGGCAGCATACAGTTTGTTAGGTGTTAGCAACAGAGCGTGGGTAGTACGTGCAGACATTGACTTAGGCGAATTGGAACCAACTGCTACTGCTCCTAGTGCAGACCCATTAGCAGGAACTTATTGGTTTGATACCACAAGTTCACGCTACGGTATTCAACAATGGAACGGAGCACCAGTTACTACAACTGGCGGCCAAACATTTACAACTAAGACTCCTATTGTAATTACTACTACTGACGGTGTTGTAGATTTTGACGGCGGCGATTATACTCCACTTGCAAGTACAGGTGCTATTGGTGATTATGCAATTGTTGCAGTAACTACATTAAATCATACTTGGTATAAGAATTCATTAGGTGACTGGGTTGAAGTAGGAAGTGACGAATGGACACGCAGCTGGCCAACAGTTAAAAGTACAGTAGCAAATCCTACACTAACTAGCCCAGCTGCTGATATTACAATCAACGGTACTGCTATTTCAGTTGGTGCAAATACAGTTACTGATGTTGCAAGTTCTATTACTAGTTTCTTAGCAACTGTAGGAATTTCAGCAGCAAACGTTGATGGATTTTTAGAAATTTACAGTGATGGTACTAGCTCAGGTGCAGAAGACAGTACAAGCGGCGGCCCAATTGCAATTGGCGGAGATACTGATAAATTAGCAGAATTAGGTCTTACTGCTGGGACATATTATCCTCCAGCAGTACAAGTATCAGCACACACTAGTGTTCCTGAATTTAAAATTGCAGATACTATTAGTCGTCCAACTGGCAGTGTCTGGATTAAAACTACTGCTCCAAACGGCGGCGGAAATCTTAGTGTTAAGCAATGGAATGCAGAAACACTATTATGGGATACAAAACCGGCTCTTATGTACAGCAATAATGCAGCAGCATTATACGGCTTAGATAGCACAGGCGGCGGCGCAAACTTAGCAATTGGTGAATTATTTGTCAAAACAAATGTTGCAAATGACATACAGCCATTAGGCACATTTACTATCTATCGTAGACAAGCAAGCGGTGCTACTGTTGTTCGAAGCGCAGTAATTACAGATGCAGTTGGCTCAGCATCATGGACATTTACTATGTCAGCAAGTGTTGCCGGCAGTGCAGCAATGAGTACTCCAGCAACAGTAAGTGTTACTACAAGCGGAAGTGCAAGCGGTGATGCAATTGCAATTGCAAGTGCTATAACAGCAGCTGGTGTTGCTAACGTAAGCGCAACAGTTGATGCACAAAATAAAGTTGTAATTTCACATGCAACGGGCGGCGAAATTAATTTTGTTGACACTGATAACTTATTAAACAACATTGGATTTACTCCTTTTGTTGCAAGTGTATCAAGCAGTACTCCTAACTTAGCATATGCTGACGGTACTACTAGTGCAACATCTCCAAAGCAATTTGTTGCTACTAACTGGCGTGTTCTAACATATACTGCTAGTGGTACAACACCTAGCTCATTAGCTGATGCTGGACAACTATGGTACAATTCAATTGTAGACGAAGTTGACATGATGTACCATAATGGTACAACTTGGGTAGGTTATAATGATGCAACAGCGTTCCCGGATGCTGACGCAGAAGGTCCAATTGTTTCAGCAAGTATGCCAGTTGCACAATCTAATGGTAGTTCACTAGTAACTGGTGATTTGTGGATTAGCACAGCAGACTTAGAAAACTATCCAACAATTTATCGTTACAACAATAACATTGCAGGCACTACTGCACAGAAATGGGGCTCACCATTAGACACAGCAGACCAAACAACTGAAGAAGGCGTTCTATTTGCAGATGCACGTTGGAGCGTAAGTGGCGGAACAACAGATGTTATGACTGATGCTACAATTGCAGAATTGCGTGTCAGTAACTATCTGGATCCAGATGCTCCAGATCCAGCACTATATCCAAAAGGTATGTTACTATGGAACCTACGTAGAAGCGGCTTTAACGTTAAGCGTTTTGAGCGTAACTACATTGATACAAGCGCAGATAACCTACGCATGGGTGATGCAGGCGATGCACCAATGTCTGGTTATTATCCACATCGTTGGGTTACTGAATCAGGAAACCAAGAAAATGGTGCAGGTAGCTTCGGACGTAAAGCACAGCGTAAAGTTGTTGTACAGGCTCTACAAGCAGTTGTTAACAACAACGATGCAATCCGTGATGACGAATCACGCTTGTTTAACTTAATGGCGTGTCCAGGATATCCAGAACTAATCGGCGAAATGATTAGCTTAAACTATGATAGAGGTTTAACAGCATTTATCTTAGGCGATAGTCCGTTCCGCTTAACACCAGATGCAACTTCATTAAATGAATGGGCAACTAACGTTAATCAAGCAGTTGAGGATAACGACGACGGTCTTGTTAGCCGCGATGAATACTTGGGTATATTCTACCCATGTGGTTACACTAGTGACAACTTTGGTAACAACGTAGTAGTTCCAGCGTCACACATGATGCTACGTACTATTGCACTAAGCGATCAAGTTAGCTACCCATGGTTTGCACCAGCAGGTACAAGACGTGGCGGCATTACTAACGCAAGTTCAACTGGTTACATTAGCAGCGAAGGCGAATTTGTAAGTGTATCACTTAACGAAGGTCAACGTGACACATTGTACAGCAACAACATAAACCCAATTACGTTTATTAGTGGTGCTGGTCTTGTTAACTTTGGTCAGAAAACTCGTGCAAGAGGTGCAAGTGCATTAGATCGTATTAACGTAGCACGTTTGGTTATCTACTTACGTAGTCAGCTAAACACACTTGCTAAGCCTTACATCTTTGAACCGAATGATACAATTACTCGTAACGAGATTAAACAAGCAGCAGAAAGTTTGTTACTTGAATTAGTTGGACAACGCGGTCTTTATGACTACCTAGTTGTTTGTGACGAATCAAATAACACACCAAGCAGAATTGATAGAAATGAACTATATTTAGATATTGCTATTGAACCTGTTAAAGCAGTTGAATTTATCTACATCCCACTACGCTTGAAAAACACCGGT